TCTGCGTATTTTAATCTTAACTCAAGTAATTATCCTAAATTAATTATAGGGTATATTCGTTGCAGAGTGTATTATTTATTATCATCTGAAAGGTTGCTACTTTTAAGACCAAGTAGTGATAGTAGCGTTAGTTTAGCTATTATTCCAGTCGACCCAACAACTCATTATGATAAAGTAAATGAATCAACTCTTGACCAAAGTGATTATATATATGCTAGTTATGCTAAAGGTGCAGTCACAGACGGTACTGATATATTTGGATTTCCAGACCATACGATTGAAAGCGGAGCAATCTCCACTGTAGAGCTATTATCTTATTGTTTAGCTACTGGTTGGTTAGCTACCAACCAATGTTTTGTGATACCAAAATTAAGAATAAACTCTACGGATTACTCTGGAACAACAACTCAAATAACAAGTGATAATGTTCTTACTCTTGTGAGTTATTCGTGGGCGACTAATCCCAATACTGGTAATCCTTGGGGAAGTGATTGGAGTATAATTGATAATATTCTTGGAGGAGTAAGATTGTATGTTACTGGTGGGGATGTAGACTATGATATGTCTATTTATTGTTATCAATTATGGTTAGAGATTATGTATTCAGGTGGTCTTTTATTGAACCCAGATTTAACTGGCGGATTCAAAGCTAATATGTTGGGAGGAATTAGAGGATGAATATTTCTGTAAAAAGAGGTTCAACTTCAAACATGGTCAGGGTATTTATTCCTGACAATACTTTAACAACTGGTGCCGGTCTTACTGGGTTATCATCGAGCAGCACTAATCTTGTCATAGGTTACATGAGGCAACTGGACGCTTCATGGACTGAATATACACAGGCAGCAGGAAATATTGAGGCACAAACTACCATCGGAACGTATCAGGCACCCTCTACTTCTAGCAAGTGCAGATTTAAAGAAATCGGTTATGGCTTCTATGAAATGCAGTTTCATAATGATGCTACCATCTTCGGTTCTGGTGATGCTTCCGATAATGTTATTATCAATATTAGGGAAAACTCCACAACAGCTTTAAAGATAGGACCTAATGCCATTCGCATTCCTTTATCCCTGATAAAAACATTAGATGGTGAAGCCAATACTATTCAGTTGAACGGAACAGCTCTAACACCAAGGGATATTGGAGCAAGCGTTCTAGTCGGTGACAAGACAGGATTTTCATTATCCGCAACCGGCGCTGATTTGATTCTCAAATCTTCGACCTTCGTTCAAGCGATTGTTGCAGCAATCAATGAGTTTGCCACTTACGGTCTTACTGCATTAAATACCTTGCTAACCTCAACGGGTATTAAGGCGACATCAATCCCTGATGCTACTCTTGCCGCGAGTCAGCCTAATTATGCACCGGCTAAAGCAGGGGATAAGATGGATTTGGTTGATGCCCCGAATTCAACAGCAGTCGGAGTTATTCAGAGCGGATTAGCCACGCTTTCCAAGATGCTTAAATACTTCCAGTTGCTGTTCAGAAAAGATGCTGGAATTAAATCTGACAATTCAACAGAATTTACAGCCGTCAATGCTGATGAAGGAAGCGGAGCAGGTTCTTACGATAACGTCACCGATTCCGTTCAGGCTTTGCGTGATGACCTTCCGATTGCAGTGGAACAGCATATTATTAATGAAACGGATGGGGAAGCAGTGCTTACTGCTATCACAGATAAAATTGCATCCGTGAATCCTGACCTGTCCGGCCTCACCCTTGAGGCTATAGCCGATGCTGTGAGGACTGAATTGGCAACGGAATTGGCTCATCTTAACGCTGATATCACATCTCGGTCAAGTCATAGTGCAGCCGATGTCTGGGCTGTTACCGTTAGGACTTTATCGGCGTTCGGGTTCACCGTTTCGATTAACAGTAATGGGGATATAACTGCAATTAAAGAGCAGACGGACAAGATAGGTGATGCTTCTAAAGGTCTTGTCAAGGTATATGATGACATGGCGAAAGATGCTACCGTCAGTAAGCCCGGAACAGCGCAAACGATTACACCGCCTGCGGACATGGCGCTAAATTCCACGGTAGCGAAAGAGTCCACCTTAACAACCAAGATTCCAACAGCCTTATCTTTCACCGGAGCGAATGTCAATGCAGAAAGTAAGGTAACAGCGCAACCTAGCGATATGGCCTTAAACAGCACCGTAGCGAAGGATGCCACGGTTGCAAAAGCAGCTACGGCTCTATCCAACGCAGTATGGACAGACGAAAAGGCGGGCTTTATTGACCAGAAGATTTCGGAGATACCTGCTCCGCCGACTAAAGAAGCAATAGCCGATCAGGTTTGGGATGAACTGGCCGAGGACCATACCGTCAGCGGATCCATGGGCAAGATCATCGGCGCCTACCTGCCCGGGACCGGCAGCGGATCGGTGACGTTCATCTATACGTTGACGGATTCAGCAACGGGCGTGGCAATACCCGACGCGGATGTCCGGGTCAGCTCCGATATTTCAGGGGAAACGATCGTCGCCTCCAGCGTGACAAATTCATACGGTCAGGTGACGTTCCTGCTGGATCCCGGAACGTATTATTTCTGGCGGACAAAAACCGGCTGGACATTCACGGATCCGGATGTAGAGGTCGTAGTGAGCCCGTGATTTTCTAAGCGTAGCGCAAGACAATCACTGGAGCGAACTATCCCTGAGCGAAGCGAACGGGATAACGTAAAGCAAAGAAAGAAAAACAAAGATGGAACGAGGCTTTTAACTTGACCACCAAATACGGCACAGGAACAGGAACATTGCTGACAGGACTTGGAAGCGGGACCGGAACGCCGATCACGCCGCCGGCCGTCCCGGCAAGAGACGGCGATGCAATCATCGGCCGGGCCCTGCGCGATATATTCGATTCACCCCTGGGCGATGACGCCGTATTTACGCCCTCCGGCGGCACGGCGATAGAATGCCGGGTGATTATTGAACGCAGCGTCATGATGCAGCCGGCGGGCATGGAAACGCAGGTCTTCGAGCGCGGCACAACGATTGAAGTCATTCTGGCGGATATCGGCGTCGAGCCGAATCGCGGCGACACTTTTGTCATCGGCACGGAAACTTTTACCGTCCAAACCATAGACAGCAACGACGGCATGACGGTAGTCACGATTGTAACGTAGTGAGCCTGTGGCTTCTTTCGGAAGCCCAAAGCGAACTATCCCAGGAGTGAAACGACGTGGGATAAAAGTAAATAGTGAATAGTGAAAAGCGAAGCCCGGCGTATGTCGGGTCATTCCGGCGCATCCGGCATACGCCGGAGTAAACGGCGCGGGCAGGGCGAATGCCCTGGGAATCCAGGAATTTAAATGGGAAATTTAAGCGTCAGAATAGATCAAAATAGCATGGACGAAGTAAAACGGATGCTTAGTGTTTTGGGCAGCGATGAATCCCGGAAAGCTCAGGCGCGCGGGATTAATAAAACCATGATTGGCGTCCGTACCGACGGCGTAAAAATGATGGCAGATCGTTATGCTCTTACAGCGTCCGATATTCGTGAATCATGGAGAATTAATAATTGTAAGATCAGCGAACCCAGCGGCGATGTTTCCACAAAAGGCGTGCCAATCCGCTTGATGAAATTCGGAGCAAGACAGGTAGCTTCCGGTGTATCGGTTAAAGTATTAAAAAACGAGGGTCGAAAAATTGTAAAAGGCGCATTCATCGGGAAAATTAACAAAGGACAGACGGAAGATCAGGTCTACATCCGCCAGTGGAAATTCGATAATCCCGGCGGCAAATCCAAATCGGGTTCCGGTGCTAAGGGGAAAGCGGGTTATGTTTGGAGTTCAAGACAAAAAAGATGGATCCCAGCCAAGTGGATGGGTGGATATCAAGGGATCATGAGAGGCCAGGGATTATATAATCCAAACAGAGCCGCATCTTTGGATGAGACGGGATCAACACTTGGATATCGATTTCCGGTCAAATCTCTTTATGGCCCGCGAATCCAAAATATCTTCGATACTGTAAATTTTAAAAGATTGATGGACCTGGCGGAAACAAGGCTTTTTAAGAATATAGATCATGAAGTTAATTATTTGCTGAGTTTGGCAAAGTAGAAAATGTCATTGCGAGCCGTGACTATCGCGGCGTGGCAATCTTAAAGATTCCTCACATACGTTCGGAATGACAATAAAAAAAGGAAAACGCAATGGACACCATACGAGAACTCAACATCAAGGATTTCATTGCCCGCGCGGCCGTCATGACCGTGGCCCACGGATACGCAACCGCCATCGGTTCCAAAGTCCTGCGCGCGCGCAAGACCGTTGATCCCTCCGAGCTTCCGGCAACCGTTATTATTCCCGGTATGGAAACGGCGGAATATCTCTATGGCAAGCTGCAATGCAAAATGTCGCTGCGGGTCGAAGGTATCGCCGCATTCGGCACGGAAGAGCCGTCGGTTATTTCCGAGCGCATTCTGGGGGATCTGAAAAAATGTTTCCTGGCATCGAGCTGGTCCCGATCGCCCGATTACATCGACAGCATTATTTATACCGGAGGCGGTACGAGCGATTATCCCGACGAAAGCCAGATGACCGTCGGCGCCTTCGCCACGTTTGAAGTAGGTTACACGACAAACATTAACGATCCAAGTTCGCAATGATGCGAACGCAGCCCGGTGAATGCCGGGCGTGTGAAAATAATACTGGATACCGGCTTTTGCCGGTATGACACAAAGGAATAAGCGATGTCAGATAAAAAAAACATTCTCATTCTCATCGGCGCGGCGCCATGCGTCGTAGACGACATAAAAGCCTTTTTGTCATTGCGAGGCGAGTCTTGCGATCCGTGGCAATCTTGTTGTCCGGCATACGCCGGACTGGATTGGATGGCCATCGGTCTGGATGCCATCAATCTGGCCAGTTGGCCAATCCAGTATTTCGCCACCTATCATCCGTCCGAGATAGAGGAGGCGAGAGAACGCCGCGCCCGGGCGGGAGGCAATACCGATTATATGGTGATTGCGCATCAGCAACACGCCGAAAAAGCTACCGGCCGGGGCCTGGTCGACTTGATCCTTCCCTGCGAGCCGCCCTCCGGCAGTTCCGCCCTGCTGGGAGTCCTGGCCGGTATCAAAATGGGCTATGAAAAGATCATCGTTTGCGGCTGTCCGCTGATCGGAACCAATGCCGCCGGTTATGACTACTCCTATTTCCGCATCGGCTGGGAGGCAAAATTGAACGAAATAAGGGATAAAACGCGGGCGATGAGCGGCTGGACGAGAGAACTGCTGGGAATGCCGGATACAAATTGGTTAAATAATGCGGCGCGATCAGGGCGAAGTGACCTTTAGGTTAGATCGCGCCCTACAAACAGAATAAATGTAGGGCGGGCACCCCGTGCACGCCGAAATGTAATCATTATCCCGCGGCGCTTTGCGCCTGGGATAATTCCACCAGCGCTTCAAACTGCGCGGTGCTTGTTTTTAGCGGGTGTCATTATGATCGATCAGGACCATAAGAAAATATTCGAGGAAATCTGGGAAAAAGGGAATTACCGGCTCGGATCCACCGCGCAGCGGATGGTCAAGCTGCTCCTGGATACCATTCCCGCGGAGGCGAGCATCAATGATTACGGCAGCGGAACCGGACGCGCTGAGGTGGAGATACTAAAAACAAGGCCGCTGCAGAAAATCACGATGATCGACATCGCGGAAAACGCCCTGGAAGATGAGGCTAAGGCCTATCTGTTTGACCCGATTGCCAATGTGTCTTTCATCATGGCCGATCTGGCCGATTTGTCCGAAGTCCCGCATGCCGATTGGGGAATATGCATCAATGTCCTGATGACCGTCCAGCCGGATAAAATAGATATAATCTTGAAGGAGATCCGCCGGACCTGCGACAACCTGATTATGGAGGTTTATGATTTTACGGATACACGCCTCGGCGAAGATAGGACGACGGTAAAAAAGAATGCCATCGAATGGATGGACGCGCTCCAAGAGCACTGGAGGAATATCGAATATCTGGAAAGCCTGGAATCGAAGAGAAGGTATATTTTCGTGTGTAAAGGGTAAATGTAAATTCCCGCGTCGCCTTACGGTCGTAGATGACCTTTAGGTTGCTCCTGGGATAATTCGCTCTAATAATTTCAGCGCGCTGCGCTTCTAAAATTAAAGGCTCATTATGCAAATTATTGATCTCAAAAATAGATACAAAGGTCAGACCTGTTACATTATAGGCCGTGGTCCGTCTTTGCTAAACATTACTAAAGACATGTTTAAAACCGGACCTGTAATCGTTATTAACGAGGCGATTTATAATATATCTGCCCTGAATCTATCCAACGATATTTATTCGCAATGGCGCAACGGCGATATGCCGGATGACCTGCTCAAATATTTAAGCGGCGCCTCTTTGGTCTTGTGCGAAAATCCGGTTCCGGAATATGAAAACAAAACCAAAAAATATCAGACATACAGGCCGGTTTACTGGTTCGAGTGCCGCCGGGATTTCGGTTTTAATCCGCGCCTGATGTTTTCCCACATGGCCGCCATAGAAATCGCCGTGCGGATTTTCGGCTGTGCAAAACTGGTCATGATCGGGTTTGATTCCTATTTCAACGACGATCGGACGGTCCTGAGGAAAGGCTTTGTCCGGAGCGAATACCGGCCGGGCGATTACCGCGA